GTCAAGGGGTTGACCGCTGCTTTGCTATGCCCTATATTAGGTGCATACGAAACGAGGTCCGATGACTGTCAATTCCGAAGTTAAAGGTACGCTTGCTCGCCTGCTGGCAACTGAGAACCTCAATGTGGAGCACCGTGCCGTCCCTACTGCTTACTTTGAGGTGGATAATCGTACTTTGTGTCTGCCTATCTGGAAGAACGTCTCTAGCAGCGTCTATGACCTTCTGGTGGGTCATGAGGTAGGTCATGCCCTCTATACCCCTCTGGACTATGCTGAGGCATCGAAAGAGGTGCCACAGGACATTCTGAATGTGCTGGAGGATGTTCGTGTAGAGAAACTCATGAAACGTCGTTATCCTGGTCTGGCACGATCCTTCTTCAATGGTTACACTGAACTGGATCAGAAAGATTTCTTTGAGCTGGAAGGTAAGGATATTTCTCAGATGTCCCTTATCGACCGTATCAACATTCACTACAAGATCGGTGTAGTTGGAAACCGCACTATTGTTCCTTTTGAACGGGATGAAATTGTGTGGGTGAATCGTACTGCTGATACTGAATCGTTTGAGGATATTGTTTCTCTCAGTAAAGAACTGATGGAATATCTCAAGCGTAAGATGGAAGAACAGAAAACTGATGCTGAGGTTTCTACTCCTCAAACTTCTGCTGGCGGTGGAGAACAAGGTCAGGAAGAAAACATGGGGCAATCTGGTCCTATGAGTTCTGATGATCGGGGTCAAGGTAGTTCTACTAATGGTTCTGATTTTGAGTCTGACGGTGATCGTTCTGTTGGTGGTGATACTTCTCCTATTGGTAGTAAAGGTGGTGCTGATGAATTTCAGTCTCAAACCTATCGCTCTCTTGCAGAAAAGCAGCAGCAACTTGTTGATAAGCGAGCTAAGGATTACATCTATGTGAATCTCCCCCAGTTTAATCTTAAAGAAACGATTGTCCCCTTTAAGCATATTTTCTCTGAGTTTTCCTCTTGGTTCAATAATGCGGTTTCTCGTGAAGAGAAGCAAATGATTGTCAGTGCCAAGAACTATCACAAGTATCGTAAGGACAGTATTAAAACTGTTAATTACCTTGTGAAAGAGTTTGAGTGTAAGAAGGCAGCAGATCAGTATGCCCGTGCTAACACTTCTCGTACTGGTGTTTTGGATACCCAGAAACTTCATACCTATAAGTTTAGTGATGACATCTTTAAGAAGATCACCACTATTCCTGATGGTAAGAATCACGGTCTAGTGTTCTATCTTGACTGGTCTGGTTCTATGTCGAACCTGATGCTTTCCACCACTAAGCAACTGTTTGATCTGGTATGGTTCTGCAAGAAAGTTGCGATTCCTTTCCGAGTCTATGCTTTCTCAGATAATTGCTACAACGATACTATCTTCCCTGGAGAACCTTCTCAAAACAAGCAAGGTGATATTCATGTGGATCGCAACTTCCGTTTGTTTGAGTTTCTTTCTTCTAAAATGAATGCAAAGTCTCTCGATAAGATGATGGAGTATCTGTATGTGAATGCAGACGGTCTTCGCGGTCATGGTAATTACAATCATAATTTTGGTCTCTCTGGCACCCCACTGGTAGAAACCATCGTTTCGACTCCTCAGATTGTCGAAAAATTCAAGAGTGAAGAGAAGGTCCAGAAAGTTAATGTGATTTACCTAACTGATGGTGAATCAGCATTCCCTTCATATAACAAACGGATCGATAAATTGAATGGTGTCTTTGATCAACCTTTTTAT